CGTCGCCGAGGTCGGCGTTGCACTCCGGCGTCGTGAGCCTGACGATCCGGCGCGAGTACTTCTGCGTGAGCCCGCGCAGTTCCGCGGTGAACTTGGACCGGCCAGCGCGCACCTGGCCGAGCGTGCCGCTGCGCACCACATTGCGCCCCATTGTGAGATCGCGGTAGTTCACCTCGAACATCTCGATTGCGGCGTAATCCCAGACGCCCGAATGGATGTCCGTGTCGGTGATCGCGGGCGAGGCAAGGAACCCGTCTACCTCCAGGTTGTCCGGGTTCAGGTCGCTCCCGGTCTCGATGGTGGAGTAGTTGTAGGCGGCGACGGAGAGGTACGTCACGCCATCGAAGACGATGTCCTCGTCGTGGGTGGTCGCGGCTACCACCGTGCCGTTCGTGAGCGTGGCCTTCCAGCAGGTGGCGAGCGTGGTCGTTCCCTGCGCATAGTGAGTGCGCAGGGCTGTGGAGATCGGCTTCACTCTGGAATTTCCTCGAGAACAACGGAGGGGCCGCTCCAGAGCCGGACCTCTTCGGGGCCGGATGCCTCCAGGGTCCAATCGACCTCGTCGCGCTGGAAGTGCACGGGCACGTAGAACCGGCCCACCCAGGTCGCCGGCGTGCCGCTGATGGTGGCAATCCCCGTCTCTGGGTCCACCGTGCCTGTGAGGGTGCTGCCGCCGGCGGTGTAAGCCTGGAAGCCGGTTTCCTGCGGCCGGGTGATCTTGCGGTCGCTGTAGCGCCCCGACTCGATGTGCAGGTAGCGCTTGTAAAGCTGGTAAGTCCCGCCGCCGAGAGACGCCATCACGCCGGTCGTCTCGACGTGGGCCGTCGTGCTGGTGGTCTTGAAGTCGGTCGGGTCTTCCAGCAGGAATCCGAACGCGCCTGCGCCGGTGATCTCGTAGATCGCCTTGATGTAGTCCCAATCCGCGCGCTCGAGCGGGATGGTGGCGATCTCGTACTCGCGCAGGGTGCGCGTCCATCCCAGGTTCACCGACTTGATGCCGCTGGCCGTGGTGGTGCGGTCGTTCTTGCGCACTTCCTTGCCGCGCACGCCGGCGCTGATCACGCCATGGCGGAAGACGATGTCGTCGTAGACGGTAATGCTCATCGTCCGTTCCTCGCGCGCGAAAGCTCGATGCCGCGGCCCACTTCGCGGCCGGTCTGCAGCGCCGTTTGTCGGCTCATGCCAGGCGCGGCCTGCACCGAGGTGTTGTAGTGATGGTTCGTGACGTAGGTGTCGCCCGCCTTGACCGGCGCGGCTGGCTGCATGGCCACGAGGTAGCGGCTGCCGCCCTGGAGCGTCTGCGGGCGCTGCAGGCCGGAGACCGTGACGTAGCCGCCCTCCGAGTAACCGGGCAGGTCTTCGTCCACATCCTTGCCGGTCTTGGCCTTCTTGTGCAGGCTCTCTAGGCGCTCCAGGCCGATCGCGCGCACAGCGGGGGCGCTGAACACGTACTCCTGGCCGTGCACGACGCCGGCCACCTCCTTCTCACCCCGGGCGCCGGTGAAGCCGCCATCCGAGTAGCCGTATTCGAGGTAGGAGTAGTCGGCAGACGGCGTGTAGCCGCCGTTCTGGGTGAAGCTGTAGCCGTCGCTGCTGCTCGACGCGCTGCTGGTGCTGCTGCCGCCAAGCGAGCTCAGGAAAGACCCGGCCCCGCTGCCTCCGCCGGAGGAGCTGGACGCCGCCACGGCTTTGATCGCGTTGACGATTGCCGGGAGCAAGGACAGCGCGTTGCCGCCCTTGCCCGCTGCATTCGCCAGCTGCAGGACGGCATTGCCCGCCGCGGCGTTGCTCTTGGCGTAGTCCTCTGTGCTGCGCTCGGCGCCCTTGAACATGTCCATGACGGACTGCTCGCCGCTCGTGGCTCCGTAGTCGTGGTACGAGTAGCCGGAGTCGCCCGCAGTCACACTCGTCACCGGCTGCCCGGAGACTTGGACGTCCTGAATGCCGGGCGGCAGGGGCGCACGTTGCGCAATGGCACCGGCTGCGTTGTTCGCGGCTTGCGTCAGGCCGGCCAGCGCCTGCGTTGCCGGGTTCGTGGCAGCTGCCAGCGAATTGATGCTGGTCTGCGCCGGCGTGGTGTCGATCTGGGCCGAGTTCAGGACTGCGGCCTTGGGGTCTTGCCCCTTCTTTCCGAAGATGTTGGCCAGGAAGCCGCCCGCGCCCCCGAGCGCGCCGTTCTTGCCGAACAACTGCTCCGACAGCTCGCGCGACACGACACCATTGATCTCGCGGGAGAGCGCGTCGCCGAATCCCTTGAGCGCTCCCTTGAGCCCCTTCCCCGACATCAGGTCGTTGAAGAAGTTCGAGCCGGCGTCTTTGAACAGGTTGTCGAACTGCTGCTTCAACGGGTCCAGTTCGCCCTTGAGCAGTTCCAGCTCATGGCGCGCGCGTTCGGTGTCGATCTGAAGCTGGTAGTCCTTCGGCCGGGTCTTGGCGACTTCCTCCTGCGCCCGGACAAGCTCCTCCAGCTCCGCGACGGCCTTGCGGCGCGAGTCGCTGACCGCAGCCAGGCTGTCCAGCGTGGTCATGCCGCCGGTGCGCTGCTCCTGAGAGATGCGCTCCTCCCGCATCTGCTGGCGGGTCTGGATGTCGGAGATCTGCCGGCGCGTCGTCGTCAGGGTGATGTTCTGATCGTTCGTGCGGGCGAGCCTCTGGACTTCCGCGTCCGTGATCTCGCCTTCCTTGCCCTTGCTCTGCGTCTGCAGTTCTCTGGCTTGACGGGTCGCGATTTCGGCCCGAATGCGAGCGGCCCCTTCCTCATCTCCGGCCAGCTGCTTCAGGTTTGCGCGGTACTCAGAGACTTGGTCGTTGAGCTGCTTGAAGGACGCGGTCTTCTGCTGGTTCGCGCGCTCCTGCTCCTGCCCTGCCTGTTGGATAGCGCGCTTTTCCTGTTCGTCGATATCGGCAATCTGGCCCTGTACGGCCACGCGCTGGGATGGATCCTTGAACGCCGGATCCGCGAGCAGCTTTGCGAGCCGCGCCTTCCGTTCTTCGAGCGCTGCGATCTGCGCGTCCACGCCAGCGGCGGTGTTCTCCCGCTGCCGGTCGAAGTATTCCTTGAGTGAGATCTCGCCGGCTTGGTAGGCCCCCTGCAGGTATTGCTCCGCGAAGGAAAACGCGTCCTGTCGGCGCTGCAGCAAGTCTTGAATCTGCTTCTGGTCGGCCTGCGCCTGCGCAATGGCGATTTGCTGCGCTTCGTTGGCACCACTTGGGCCAGCGCCGCGCCTACCTACAGCGGCGATGCGCTCGTTCACCCCGGCGAGGCGTGAGCGCAGTTCTGCGAGGCGGTACTTCCCGTCCTCAGTGTCCTTGTCTTGCGCCTTGGATGCTTTCTCGATTTCCTTGGTCAGGTCAGCGCGTGTTTTGGTCAGGCGCTCGATCTCTTCCCGTTGGCTTTTGAAGCCTTCGGTCGCGGCCATGACCCGCTTCGTTTCATCGTCCGACTGCTTGGCAGCCGCCGCGCCGCTGGCGCGGTCCATGCGCGCGAAGTCGCCTGCCGTCCCGCCCGCCTCCGCTTCCTTGGGCTTGCCGAGGACGGCCTCGCGGAGTGCCATTCCCCCGCGAATCGCCAACCCTGGAAGGCCGTCACCGAGAACACCCAGCTTGTCCTTGGACTCGAGCAGTTTCTGAACACCCCGGACGGTATCGGCCAGCATCGCATTGAGGCTCTCCAGCTGGCTCGTGTTGCCGAACTGGCGCATCATCCGTTCCCAGGAGTTACCCAGGTCGTCGGTGGCCCGTTGCAGGGGCGTCATGCCGTTCTCGGCCAACCCCTTGAGGGAACCCTGGAGTGCTTCCACGAGGACACGCTGCGCGCCCGCGGTGTCGCCCAGTTTGGATAGCCGTTCAATCGTGAGCAACTGGGTGCTCGAAAGCACTCCCAGCGTTTGGTCAAGCTGCTTTGCGCCCTTCTCGGGGTCCGCGAACGCACGCGCCAGCTCCTTGGCGGCGTTGGGGATGTCCGTTCCGGTGGCCTTGGCGTAGTCCGCAGCCAAGCGCGCGACGTCCTTGAACACGCCGCCGCCGATGTCCTTCACCTTGGACAGTTCGGAGACGATCTGCGTCGCTACGTCGCGCGAGATGCCGGGAGCCTGGGAAAGCTGGTCGATGAACTCCCTCAGACTGGCCGTGGAGAACATGTCCCCGCGCCCCGTGCCCGCCAGCTGCGCCTGAATCGAGTTCAAGCCGCGCGCTGCGGTTTCGGCATGCACCATGGCAAGGGCGAGACCGCCGAATGCCGCCGCCGCGCCCGCTACCGCCAGGCGCATGGGCGTGATGAGGCTCAGAACCGCTTGGAATGCGTTCTTGGCACCGCCGAAGGTGCCGGAAAGCTGCGAGCCTTGCTGCACAAACGCTGTGAGCGCGCTCTGGCCCGACAGCACCTGCACAGCGAAGTCGTGCACCTGGAATCCCAGCTGCTGCATCTCATGGGCAGTGAGCTTGGCGCCGCCACGCAGCTGCGTGAGTTCGCGAATAAGGGGATCGGCCGTCGCAGACGGAACTCCAGCCTGGGTAGCCCTGAAGCGAAGCGCCTCTTCAGCCGACTTGCCCCGCAGCGCCTGCTGCTCCCGCAAAACCGCGATCTGCGCCTTCAGCCCGTCTATGAAGGCGCCTGCCTGCCTCTCGGCTGCCGCCTGCTCCTGCGCCGCGCGCGTGACCGCCGCGTGCGCCGCCTGCAGCTCGCCCAGTTGGCGAATCAGCGGATCTGCGTTGGCCGCGCCGGCCTGCACCGCCTTGTAGCGCAACGCCTCCTCAGTGGACATCGCTTGCAGGCGCAGCTTCTCCTGCAATTGCGCGATTTCCGCCTTCAGGCCGTCCGTGAACCCGGTCGCGACCTGCTGCTGCTGCAGCGCGCGGGCCGCCTCCTTGGCTTGGCGCTCGAGCTCGCGCGCGGCTTCGAGTTGCGGGGCAAGGCGCGTAAGGTCCAGGCCCTTAATCTCGGCCTGAATCTCTATCTTTTCCAAAGCAGACTTGCCGATCGACCTCACATCGGCGATGTGGCGGGCAATCGACGCGCGCATGCGCCCGTATTCGCGCTCCAGGCCGTCAGACGAACGCTTCGCGCCCTCGGGAATCTTGTCGAAGCCCTTGCCGGCCGTCCCTCCGGCCAGTTCGACCTCACGCCCAAACTTCTGGACGTTGGTCCCCATCCTTTCCAGGACCGGAGAGACGCCATCCGTCGCCTCGAACGCCAACTGCTGTTTTCGTTGTTCGGTCATTGGGGGTTCTCGTCTCCGTGCATGGCTTTAAGCGCGGCCTGCTCCATCGCGCGGATGTCTGCCTTCAGAAGAAGGCGGTCGGGGCCAGTGATGCCGAGGTCGTCGAGGTCGCGATAAAGGACGCCGTAGTCGAGGCCGGTTTCACCGCCAAACCCGACGCGCCACTGCGTTTGCAGGTCGGCGAAGATGCAGAAGGCTTCCCAGTTCTCGGGCCATACCTCCACGACGCGGTTCTTCATCGCGTTGGCGATCGCGGCGCCGATGGCGTCCTGCGCGCCGACTTGCCGCGGCTTCTCGTAGAACGCCGCCGCGGCTTCGGTCAGTTTCCCAAGCGGCCGTCGAGGATCGCGTTCTTGTAGTCGTCGATGATTGCCGCGGCGCATCCAGGCATCTCGTCGCAAAGCTGCTTCACCGCCTCCTGGCTGAAGTCAACGTCCAGCCCCCAGCCGTCAATGCTTTGCAGCAGTCGTTGGGCGTTCCACTCGGACACCTTCTCGATGTACATCTCGGACGAGAACTTGCCGTCCACGAACGAGTCGCCGGCATCCGGGTACTTGGGAAGCGTGTCACTCCAGGCGCCGTATTCCTTGCGGGTGCGGTACTTGAACGTGACGGGAACGGTCATCTCCGTGCCGTCCACATCGGTGAACTTGACGGTGCGGGAGAACGATTTCGGGCGCGCGCCGAGCTTGATGGTGGGCATGTGTGATTCCTTCGCGGGGTGAGTTGACTTGCCCGTGCCCCAGCCGGCCCCTCCCCGCGAAAGGAGAGAACCGGCCAGGGTCGGTGCTCAGGAGAACCTGGAGATCAGGTCGAGTAGGAGTACTGGCGACCCAGGAAGGCGAACGTGGCGGTCACGGTGTTGACCTGGTTCACGTTCATCTGGGGCGCCTCGTTCACGGCCATGTAGCCGTAGCCGTAGGTCGTGCCGCCGCCGCCGAGGGCCATCTTGAAGGCCACGGGCGTGAGCGCGCGCGAGATGTCCACCATCGCCAGCCAGTTGGCATCCGCGGGGTCATGGGCCAGCGTCAGCACCGTGGTGGTGGCGTTGAAGCCGGTGGGGATGCGGATGGAGTTGCGCGAGGCCAGCAGCTGCACGTCAGTGAAGCGCGGGTCGCCGCCGGAGGTCTGAATTCCGGTCACTTGGGGGATCGACACCCAGTCGCCGACCTTCTTGGTCGTGCCCGTGCCGGTGCCGGCCGGAAAGAACCGCGTGCTGGAGCTGTTCAGGCCCAGGAACTCGAAGTTGTCGGTGGCGGTCTGGTTGACGCGATAGATGGCGTTCGTCGCGTCTTCCCAGCCGGAAGTGAACAGGACTTCGTCGTTGTCGCTGTAGCCGTGAGCCGTGGCCGTGGCCGCTGCGGGGTTCGCATTGGTCACCGCCGAAACGGTCTTGGCCGCGTCGAAATCGTCGCTGCTGCAGAAGTAGAACCGAGTCCCTTCCGGGAAGTTGAATGCCATGATGCTTGCCTTTCGATGTGGGCGAAAAAAAACCGCCAGAAGGCGGCGGAGGTTTGACGCCCTCGCGGGCGGGACAAACGAAAAAGCCCGCGCGGTGGCGGGCTCTCTCAGTTGCTGGTTGGGTCTAGATGAACCAGACCGTGAAGTCCTGCCGCGCCCCGTAGACCGGGATGTCGGCGTCGTAGTCGGCGACAGCCGCGCCGATCGGCCGCGCGGCCTTGAAGACGCTGGCCGTGCACATGGCGTCCTCTATGGCGCGCATCACCTGCAACGCCTCGGCGCGCGTGTTTGACCAGACATTGATCTGCAGCGTGGCGTTGCGCACTCCAGGGGCGACGTTCGCCACCATGTTGAGAACTTGTCCGCCGATCGCCTGGTAGGTCACATATGGCCGCGCCGTGCGCGATGGAGCGACATCTGGGAAGACACGCGGCGTCACGCCGGACAGCAGCGTATGGAGATCGGACTCAAACGACATCAGGTCGCCTCCAGCGCGTCCAGCAGCTTCTGCTTGGCCGCTTCAACCGCAGCGGGGAAGCGGTCGGCAGCCTTGCGCACGAACGATCTCGCTGGAACCTGCACCGGCCCGCCCTCGCGCGCCACATACCAGCGTTCCGCCTCGCCTGGACGCGGCCTCTTCAACCCAGCCTGCTTCCACGGCGGCACCTTGCCGACGTTCTCAGGCTTCGGACGGGGATGCACCTGCCCCGTATCGTCCTGGTAGTACTCGTACCGCTGCATGTATCCATGCTCGATCAGGTGACCGTGCGGAGCCTCCTTCGCGTTCCAGGAAACGTGATAGGTCGCCTTCGCGTACCCGGCGCCAGCTGCATGGCTGTTTTCCTCGGAAAACGCTTGGTAGATCGAATTGCGCAGGTTCCCGGTCTTCGAGCCGATCGCGTCCACGTTCTGCAGGACGGCCTGATAGAGCACCTCTGCTGCAGCCTGTGCCGCCGGCCGGATGGCCGCCTGCACATTCGTCTTCATGTCCGCAATGAGCTCCTCCAGACCGGCCGTATCTGCGTGAATCGTGAAGGTGTTCTTGCCGGAGTACTTCTTTTGGCGGACGGCTGCCTGTCTGCTCGGTTTCATGCCACCACCTCACACGCCAGGTCGCAGAACTGCTTGTCCCGCTCGTCCGGCAGCACGGCCAGAATCTGGAATACCGTCGCTCCCAGCACCACCCGCATTGCGGCGGTCACGTCCGCGCGCCGGCGGATGCGGATTGAAGCCTTGGCGACGGAGCTGGGGCTGTCCGCCTTCAGCATCTCCGTCCCACTCAGGTAGCGCACGTTCGCCCACACGCTCACCAACTCGGTCCAGTCGCCCGTGGGCTGGCCGATCGCGTCCTGGCCCGTGGGCGGCGCCTGCAGCGTCACCATGCGATTGAGCGCGCGAGCATCCATCAGTCCCACACCTTCACGGTGTCCAGCAGGGCATTGCGGGCGCGCTCCTTCGACTCGCGCTCGGCCGGCGTGTGCGGGTTCAGGGGCGATTCCAGCTCGATGTGCAGCAGCATGGCCGCCTTCACGGCCTTGGGCACCACCGTCCCAGTCACATACCGGATGCGCACCGCTTCTGCGCATTCCTGCGTCTGCGGCCACTCGGCATCGGCCGTGAGGTTGATGCGCCTGGCGTTGTACGGCGAGAGCGTGTAGCCGGTGAACGTCTGCTCGTCTCCCGCCGTGTCCGTGTAGAGGACGGACGTGATTGACGCCACCGGGGGCATGGGCAAGTCGATGAAGTCCTCCGCCGGAAACCAATCAAGCGCCGTCTCCAGCGTCTGCTCGCCGATCGCGCGGCCCGTGTAATGCTCGGCGAACTCGCGCGCCGCGGTGATCAGGGCGTCAAAAAGCGCGTCATGCGACGTGTCGTCGGAGTCCACCTTGCATTGCAGGCGTGCCTCGGCCAGCGTCACGGGCTCGGTGGCAACGGCGGTGACGATCTTGTAGGTCATGTGGGCGCGTCCTCTGCAAAGAAGGCTCCCGCAGGAGCCCTCTTCACGCAGGAGCCTGGGGGTCAGGCGGGCGGGTTCTCAGACGGCTTGAGGCGGGGCTCGAGCATGCACACCGCCGACACCAGCGCCGCGGAGGCGTTGTTAACCGGGGTGATGGTCAGGCGCGTATAGCGCTTCATGCCCTTGTAGCCGAGCTTGCGGCACTCGTTGTCGTCATCGAACTGGAAGCCGGCGAGGGCCTCCGTTCCGAGCAGGTCGGCGTCGTCCACTGCGGCAAAGCCGGAGCCGGAGGCGTCCGACTCCTCGAGCAGCACCGTGAACGTCGCATCGGCATCGGCGATGGAGCCGGTGGCGATGATGTAGACGGCATTGCTGGAGCCCTGGTGGTCGATGACCTGGCCGACTTGCGCCGTGGTGTCCGAGACGGACACCGGCGAGATGACGCGCTTGAAGGTGACGTTGTTGAAGAGTTCCATGATGAATCTTTCGAGGAAGTTGGGATGAAAGGGGCGCCGAAGCGCCCCAGTCCGATCAGGTCGAGAACTTCAGGAACTTGACGGCCTCGAAGTTCACCGCGCCGCCTCCCGTGCGCTTCGTGCTGTAGAACACGACGTAGGGCTTGGCGGTGTAGGGGTCGCGCAGCGTGCGGATGCCCATGCGGTCCACGATCTGGTAGGCCTGCTTGAAGTCACCGAAGGCCAGCGACAGCGAGCCGGACGCAAGCGCCGGCATGTACTGGTCGACACGCACCGGATAGCCCATAAGGCGCTCCGGCGAGCCGACCTGCATGCCGGGCTCCCACAGATAGCGGTTCGTGGTGGACTCCTTGAGCAGGCGGGCGGCCGTGCGCACCTCGCGCCGCATCACGAACTGCGCGCTGTTCAGGTAGTGGTCCTTGAACGCGCCGATCATGCTGACGACCGGATCGAACTGCGTGGTGTGGAAGGCGCCGTTGGCACCGGACACGACGTGCTCGAACTGACCCCAGGACCGGGAACCGTCGGCCGTGGCGGCCGTGGTGTAGGAAGCCAAGCCGCGGGGCTGGCCAGTGCCGGTGCCGGTCCAGAACGCAGCGCCTTCGACACGGGCGAACTTGTCGGCCACCTTGCCGGCGAGCCAGCCTTCCACGTCGGTCGCGGCGTCGTCCAGGATCTTCTGCGAGGCCTTCGGCATCGCGTACATCTCGAACGCCTGGATCTCCCACTTGCCGACTTGCGGCGTGGACGTGTCGCTGCGCGTGCCGAGCTCAGACACCCAGCCGGCATCGGCCTCGTTCAGGTCCAGCATGCCCTCGATCTTGTCCGTGCTGATGGTCTGCACGTCCGCGATCTGTCGCATGATCGACTGCTCACGCAGGAGCGTCACCATGCGGCCAACGGTGGAGTGCGGCAGCAGGTAGCCGCCGTCCGGGTCGGAGCCGGCCTGCATCGCCTTCTGCTCGTCGGCGCTCAGGTGCTCCAGGCGCACGCCGGTGGCGAGCTTGATGAAGCCGCTCTTGTATTCAGCGTATGCCTTGGCGTCGAGTTCGGCGGGGATGGCGCGCCCCTTGGACTGGAAGTCAGCGCGCAGGGCGATGTTGAAGCCCTTGACCTCTTCGGCCAGCTGCTTTTCGGCGTTGTCGGTGCCCAGATCCGGCCGGTTGGCCTTTTTCTGCAGCTCCTCGATGGCAGCCTTCGCGTCCGACAGGGTGTCGAGCGCTTCGGACAGGGTCTTGACCTTGGCCTCTAGGTCGCCGACGGCCTTGCCGTCTGCCTTGGCCTTGATCAGTTCGTCGTTCGCCTTCTTGAAGGCCTCGAACGCTTCGCCCTGCTCGCGCAGGGTTTGGGCGATGTCTTTGAGTTCCATGATTTTCCTTTCGGGAATGAAAAAAGCCGCTCAAGGCGGCTTCGGTTCCAGGGATGGCGGTCGGCTCTACGAGAGGGCTTTCCCGCGGGCTTGCAGGGCGGCGGACAAGGCCGCCAGGTCAGCGCTCTCCCCGGGATCACCCCGGCTGATGACGCTCTTCACGCGAGACACCAGGGCGGTGGCCTCGCTCTTCGACAAGCCACAAGCATCACGCAGGTGGCGTTCGATTTCGGACAGGCTGTCGAGCTCCTCGATGGTCTTGACAGCCGAGACGCGCGAAGCGTCATTCATGGGGAAGGTGACCAGCGACAGTTCCACCAGGTCCACCTTTTTGAGCGAGCGGACGCCGGTCACGCGGTCCCAGGAGTCGTCGCGCACGCGGTAGCCGATCGACATGCCCGAAAGCGCGCCCATCTTCATCAGTTCATAGGCTTCTGCGCCTCGGACGGTCTTGAGCGCGAGCTGGCCCTTCACCTTCAGGCCAACGGAGTCCTCTTCCATGCTGGTGTAGACCCCGATCGGCTCGGAAGGACGGTGCTGCCAGAGCATTGCGGGCATCCGGCCGGCGCTTTTCTGTGCCGCCAGCGACTCCGCGAAGGCGCCAGGCACGACGATGTCGCCGCCCTTGTCTTCCAAGTTGAAGACGGAGCCGTAGCCCTCGAAGGTGCCGCTGTCGCCGCTGGCCTTCAATTCGCAGGCGAAATCGAGTGTTTTGGTGGTCATTTCGTCCCTTTCAGGCCGGGTGCGGCGCAGGTGGCGGCTGGTTGTTGGCCCCTTTCGGCAGCTTTTCGGCGTCCCCGCCCTTGGGCGCCATCTCCTCGAGCGCGCGGACCTCGTCGGGGGTCATCCAGCCGGGATGCCCGCCCGATCCGAGCGCCTTGGCGTAGTACTCGGCCCGCGCCTGCGCCGAAGCGCGCATCAGGGCGTTGGCAACGTGCTTGAAATACAGGCCCTTGCGGCGTTCCGCAGGTGTCAGAAGGTGCTTGTCGGCAGATTGCTCGATTCGCGCATACCAGGGCGCCAGCGTGTCTTCGCGGTGTGCGTTGCCGAACTCCTCGGCGCTCGCATAGGTGGAGGTTTTGTCGCTGTGGAACACCTTTTGCGGGTGCACGCCCATGAACCGGCAGATTTCCTCGATCTGAAACTTGCGTGTTTCGAGGTGCTGCGCATCCACACCTGTCATGGCCGTGGAAACGAACTTGGCGCCGCGATCCAGCACCATGACGGAGCCGGATTCGGCTCCCGCGTTGTTCTCGTTGATCCACTTTTTGAGCCCGGCGTACTGCTCTTTGCTCAGGACAGAGTCCACCGAATACAGTCCGGACGGCTTCACGCCCTTGTCGTGCAGCTTCGAATGGCTGGCCTCGGTCGCGATCGCCAGGCCGAGTGCCTCGCGTGCCAGCTGGATGATCTTTAGGCCATCGAACCCGGACCAGGAAGGGCCGCGGACGTGCCAGATGGTCTCAGGCGGGAAATCTTGCGTCAGTCCATCGGCACCAGTGACCTTGTAGACCAGCGACCAGTCCGGTTTCTGCTCCACCGTCACCTTTCCGGGGTTCAGCAGGATCAATTCGAGGATCTTGCCGCCCGAGCCGGCCCGGTTGATGAACGCATACCCGTCTCCGAGCGCGGCGTGCAGGCCGAGCGTCTCCCGGAACTCGAACGAGGTGCTCCAGTCGTTCGGCCCGGTGGCAAACAGGTCATACAGCGGGTGCTCTCGCGCGGGCTCCTGCACGCCAGAAAACAGCTTGAACGGCACTTGCGCGATGCCCTGCGAGATAACTCGCAGGCAGGCGAACAGGGTCGCCACCTTCAGCGCGGCCTCGAGGTTCACCGTGACGCCCGATTTCGTGGACGTGCCGGCCCTGAGCATGTCGGCCCAGACCTGTAAAGGGTCCGCCGCCTTTCGCCCGAAGCGGAATCTGTCGAGTAGTCCCATCAGGCGGTTTCCCAGAATGATCGGCCGCTTGCGACCGGGTTAAGCGCCATCAGCGTGACGGCGTCGAAGGTAGCCATCAGCGGGTCAATCTTCGCCGTGCCGCTGGCTTGCTTCGTGATCGAGATGGCGTTGCCCTGCGGCACCGTTCGAGCGTTTCCGACGCTCCAGGCCATCACAGCCTGGTTTCCATGAACGAACTCACCGCCCGCAACTTTGCGCTCGGTCGTCTTGATCGCGCCATTGAGTCGCCAGCCTTGCGAGATGGCCACGATGTGATCCGTGGTGAACTCGCGTCCAGCGAGCTCATCGACCACATCGGTGATCCCTGCGCCGTCAACCCCGATACCCTGTTTCTCGGGAAGAAGGCCGGCATCCCTCACCCGGCAAACGATGTCCGCAACTGCTGTCACATCAGCACCGGGCCGGTTCACCAATGTGAGCTCGCCAGCTGCAGCGAAGTCCTGCAGCCGCGGCGCTATCTCCTGTCGCCGCGTCAAAACGATCTTGTGTGCCCAGGCGTGCGCCCAATGCAGCC